CGCGAATCTGGTCGCCGACGTGCTGAACGTCGAAAAACGACTCGCGGTCTGTGTGCCTGTTGAAATGCCACCCGCCGTCTATGACGCGCTGGTCAGCTTCGCTTTTAACGTCGGCACCGGCGCGGCCTGCCGCTCGACGCTGGTGTATCACCTGAAGCACCGGCAATGGTGGCAAGCCTGTGACCAGCTCACCCGCTGGGTGTTTGTGAATGGTGAGCGTAATGCCGGGCTCGAAAACCGCCGTTTTCGCGAGCGTACTTACTGTCTGAAGGGGGCTAAATGAAAACGATAGTCGTGTTGTTAGTGCTGGCCGTGGCCGGGCTGCTCTGGATGCGTCACGAAAACACCAGTCTGACCCGCTCCTTTGAACGGGCGAACAAAGTCGCCGGTGAACAAAAAACGCTGATTACCATGCTGAAAAGCCAGCTTAAAACGGCCTCCCGTATCCGTGGGGAAAATGAGACCGCTCAGGTCTTACTGCGCGGTGAGCTCATCGATGCCGGAGCGCGGGCGCAACGCCGGGAACAGACCATTACGAGGTTACTCAATGAAAATGAACAGCTTCGCCGCTGGTATAGCGCTGATTTACCTGATGCTGTGCGCCGGTTGCACCAGCGCGCCGCCTGTGCCGACGCCGGTGATTGTTTACAACGCATGTCCGAGGGTCAGTCTTTGCCCGATGCCGGGAAGTGACCCGACCACCAATGGCGACCTGAGCGCGGATATACGCCAGCTCGAAAGCGCCCTCGAGCGCTGTGCGCTTCAGGTCAGAACGATAAAAAACTGTCAGGATAAAATCGATGTACAAGCCGAAGAGTCTGCGAAAAGCCTTAACTGACGCCGTGCCGGTACTGGCACGAAACCCCGATATGATGCGTGTCTTTATCGATAACGGGAGTCTTGTCTCGACGCTGGCGACGTCGCTGTCGTTTGAGAACAGGTACACGCTGAATGTGGTGGTGACCGATTTCACGGATGATATCGAGCTGTTACTCGTCCCAATTCAGGCATGGTTGCGCATCCATCAGGCTGACATTATGACGACCGATGAAGGGCGTAAAAAGGGATTCACCTATTTTGCCGATATCAACGACAACGACAGCGCTGATATCAGTATCAGCCTGATGCTGACCGAGCGCACTATCGTTAAAGAGCAGGGGGAAAAGCTCCACGTCGAACAGGCAGAAGAGCCGCAGCCGCCGGAACCCGTTACCCAGCCAGTTGAGTTGTATGTTAACGGTGAGCTCGTGAGTCGCTTACATGAATGACTTTAAACCCTTTGACGATAAGCTCGCGGGGCTGATAGCAGCGCTGTCTCCTGCCGCCCGTCGCAGAATGGCCGCAGATATCGCGAAGACCCTGCGAGCCCGTCAACAGCGCCGGATTAAAACGCAGAAAGCACCGGACGGCACACCTTACGCCGCCAGAAAACGCCAGCCGGTAAAAGCCAAAAAAGGCCGGGTTAAGCGGGAAATGTTCGCAAAACTCCGCACCAGTCGTTTTATGAAAGCCACGGCGGGGAATGACGCGGCGGTCGTGGAATTTACCGGCAAGGTACAACGGATGGCGAATGTGCATCAGTACGGCCTCAAAGATAAGCCAGGGCGAAACAGTACGCCGGTACAGTACGACGCTCGACCTCTTATTGGTTTTGAGCCTGATGATGTGATGGTGATACAGGAAATTATCACCAAATCATTAAGCTAGCGGCTCTCAAACTAGATCTTACAGCTGATTTTGGGTATTTTGTTTTTCATACTAGTGGGGGGATTATGGAAAATAAAAAATATCAGGTGTTCGTGAGTTCAACTTACGTTGACCTAATTGATGCTCGCAAGAAAATTATTGAAACCGTCCTTAGCTTATATCATTTTCCTGTTGGAATGGAAATGTTTAGTGCCGACGATTCTGAGCAGTGGGAGATAATAAGAGAAACCATAGATGCAAGCGATTATTATGTGATTATTATTGGGCATAAATATGGAACCATGTCATCTGAGAATGTTAGTTATACAGAGAAGGAGTATGACTACGCTAAGTCATTAAATATTCCAGTTTTAGCCTTTATTAGAAATAGAGATGTCGGAACAAAAGCGCACGAGCGTGAAAGCAACCCTCAGAATGAACAGCGTTTGAACAATTTTATTGAAAAAGCAAAAGCTAATAAAATGTGTGACTTCTGGGAGTCAATTGATGATTTAGCAACAAAGGTGGCAATTGCTCTGCCTAAAGTTATGAGACGTAACCCAAGAGTTGGTTGGAGTCGTGGTGATAATTCGGTAAGCAAAGAAATATCAGAGGAGTTGGCAGAGCTTTCACAGGAGAACAGGAAATTAAGAGAGAAGGTAAGAGAGTATGAAAGTCAAATTCAAGTTGAAAAGCCAATATTAAAATTATTTTTCTCTGATGATATTCACCTTAATTATCTACCAAGTGTAATGACGCAAGAGTACATTAAAGAACTAAGTATGGATGATATTCCAAGTAATGTATCCATGTTCGTCAATCAAGAAATGATTGATAAATACAACTCCCAACTCCCCACAATGAAGGAGGTTGATGAGTATAATGGACAATTGTTAAGATACAAAAACTATTCCACTAACGCCATAGTTCTATCTCCTTCACTAGTAAATGAGGGAAGGAGACCTGCAACAGATATTCATATTTACATCGAACTGCCTAGCTTCGTCACCATTATAAACAGCAGCAATGAAGAGACCTATATCATTGAGCCAAAGATTAACATTCCTAAATCTCCTATAGAGATGGCTAATACGAAAGGGAGTATGGCTCTATTTTATAGCAAAATGACTAAGTACATGGGTAATGATCATGGTGGCCTTTTGAATGGTGGCATATTTGGAAGGCCTACTGCTTATAATAGTATAATACAGAAAGCTCCGTTAAACTCCAATCATTGGGTTCAGAGGGAAAGTAATATTTTAATATTGCGGTGCAATAAATTACTCCAAAGTCTTGAGGTGATATTTGACTCAATATCAATAGTCCCTACAGCATTTGGAGAAGGGGATATTAAAATGAAAATAATTAGTGCTGAACTTACAGAACCGATGTATTTAACAAAGAAGATCACTGTTTCATAAGTACATTTTCTCGTTCTGGTATTGTTGTGCCAGAGATAAACGCATTGGAATGAATTGCCGCTCAGAGCACCGGGCGGCATCCTTCCTCGTATGAATACACTCGCAACTCTTCAGGACGCTTTACGCCTCCTTCGCAACCTGATACGCACCGGCGTCGTCGTCGAAGTCGACCTCGATGATGGGCGCTGTCGCGTCCAGACTGGCGGCATTGTCACCGACTGGCTTCAGTGGCTGACCACGCGCGCCGGTCGTTCACGTGTCTGGTGGGCTCCGTCCGTGGGTGAGCAGGTTTTACTACTGGCTGTCGGTGGTGAGCTCGACACCGCTTTTGTGCTACCCGGTATTTTCTCTGATGACCACCCCGCGCCGTCGGCGTCGGCTGATGCTTTTCACATCACCTTTCCTGACGGGGCTGTTATCGAGTACGAGCCGAAGACCGGCGCGCTGACCGTGAGCGGCATTAAAACCGCAGATGTTACGGCGTCGAACTCCATCACCACGACGGGACCGCTGGTGAAGGTGAAAGCCGAGACCCGCATCACCCTTGATACCCCGGAAGTGGTCTGCACCAACAAACTGACGACGGCGACGCTTGAGGTGCAACAAGGTGGCACCATGCGCGGAAACATCGAACACACCGACGGTACGTTTAAATCAAACGGCGTTCAGGTCGACAACCACGGTCACGGCGGTGTGCAAAGAGGTGGAGCCTGGACGGAGGGCACGAAATGACGACCCGTTATATCGGTATGAACAGGGAGACCGGGCGCGCCATCACTGACGCCGATCACATCCGTCAGAGCTGTGGCGATATTTTGCGAACGCCGGTCGGCTCTCGCGTGATGCGCCGCGATTATGGCTCGCTGCTGTTCTCCCTGATTGATATGCCGCAGACCGACGCGCTGAGGCTGCAAATTATGTGCGCCTGTTATATGGCGCTGCTGAAGTGGGAGCCGCGCATCAGCATCAGCTCGCTGACGGTCGAGCGTCAGTTTAACGGTCAGATGATTGTTGAGCTGACCGGCGAGACCCGGGACACCCGCAAAACCCTGTCACTGACTATTCCTGTGAGTTGAATTTATGGCAAACATCGACCTGAGCCAGCTCCCCGCGCCTGACGTCGTGGAAACGCTGGATTTTGAGACCATTCTCGCGGAACGCAAAGCGACGCTGGTCTCGCTTTACCCTGAAGAACAACAGGACGCTGTTGCGCGTACTCTCGCCCTTGAGTCTGAGCCACTGGTGAAGTATCTGGAGGAAAACGCCTATCGGGAGGTTATCTGGCGTCAGCGTGTGAACGATGCTGCGAAAGGCTGCACACTGGCGTATGCGAGTAATAACGACCTTGATGTGATGGCCGGAAACAACAACACCGCGCGACAGATTGTGACGCCCGCCGATGACAGCACAATCCCGCCGACACCCGCCGTCATGGAATCTGATGCCGATTTACGGTTACGTGCACAACAGGCTTATGAAGGGCTCAGCGTGGCTGGCCCGGTCGGCGCATATGAATACCACGGTCGCAGCGTCGACGGTCGTGTCGCCGATATCTCGGTTGTCAGCCCGTCACCGGCCTGTGTGACCATCACGGTGCTTTCACGCGAGGATGACGGCACCGCATCCGGTGAACTGCTGACCATCGTTGAAAAAGCACTAAACGCTGAAGAGGTGCGCCCGGTTGGCGATCGGGTGACGGTACAGAGTGCTGAAATCGTGCCGTATCAGATTGATGCAACTCTATATTTTTATCCGGGACCGGAGGCCGAGCCCATCCGTCAGGCCGCAGAGGAAAAACTGAAGGCATACATCAGCGCACAACAGCGACTGGGCCGCGACATTCGTCAGTCGGCCATCTATGCCGCCCTGCACGTCGAAGGTGTGCAGCGTGTCGAACTCGCCGCGCCACTGGCTGACATTGTGCTCAGTAAATACCAGGCATCCTGTTGCACCGAGTACCACATCGCTGACGGGGGGGCCGATGAGTAATAACCGGCTGTTGCCTGTTGGTTCATCGGTGCTCGAGGTCGCCGCCGCCCGCGCGGCCGCAGATATTGAGCGTGTGCCGGTACCGCTTTGCACGTTGTGGAACTGGCGCACCTGCCCGGTGCGGCTGCTGCCATATCTGGCGTGGGCGTTTTCGGTTGACCGATGGGATGAGAACTGGCCGGAGGCGACAAAACGCAGCGTCATCGCCTCGGCGTTTTACGTTCACTCCCACAAAGGCACCATCGCCGCATTACGGCGCGTGGTGGAGCCGTTGGGCTATCTGATTGAGGTTAAGGAGTGGTGGGAACTCAACGAAGAGCCCGGAACTTTCCGGCTTGTTGTTGGCGTACTCGAGACCGGTATCACCGATGAGATGTACCTCGAACTCGAGCGCCTGATAGAAGGGGCAAAACCGGCAAGCCGACACCTGACCGGGCTCGCTATCAGCCTGAGCACCACCGGGCGCGCTTATGTGGGCGCAAGCTGCTATGACGGCGACCTGTTAACCGTTTATCCCTATGCCGCCGGGGAAATTGTCGTCGGTGGTGAGTTTTATCCGGCTTCGGCCATTCATCTGATTGATAACCTGCGAGTAAGCGCATGACAACAAAATATTTTGCCATCCTGACCAATCAGGGCGCGGCGCGACTGGCAAACGCGATCATGCTCGGTACAAAACTGAATATCACACAAATGGCTGTCGGTGATGGTAACGGCACGTTGCCGACGCCTGACCCGGCTCAGACAAAACTCATTAACCAGACCCGCATCGCGCCGATTAATTCACTGAGCGTGGATGCAAACGACGCCGGTCAGATTATTGCCGAGCAAATTATCCCGGAAAATGAGGGCGGTTTTTTCATCCGTGAAATCGGTCTTTATGATGACGATGGAATTTTGATTGCTGTCGCCAACTGCCCGGAAACCTACAAGCCGTTACTGGCCGAGGGGAGCGGTCGAACGCAGACCATTCGCATGATTCTTGTTGTCTCGAGTACGTCGGCGATCACCTTAAAAATCGACCCGTCGGTCGTGCTGGCAACTCGTAAATATGTTGACGATGCTGCCATCGAGGTTAAGAGTTATGCCGACAAGCTCATGAAAGATCATGAGGAAAAGGCTAACCCGCATAAGCAATACCCGCTGATTGCGAACGCACTAAAAGAAATGGCCGATGCCGGATTGGTTGCCGAGGTTCTCAAAAACCTTGGTTTGGGGGAAGGGTCAGCGCTGCCCGTCGGCGTACCAGTTCCGTGGCCCCTTCCGACTCCGCCGCAGGGTTGGCTGAAATATAACGGCGCGCCCTTCGATAAAAACAGGTTTCCGATATTAGGTGCTATTTATCCAGGAGGCGTATTACCTGATTTACGTGGTGAATTTATTCGCGGCTGGGATGATGGACGAGGTGTTAATGCTGGCAGGGCATTGTTATCCAGTGAGGCTGATATGAATAAGTCTCACGGCCATTTGTTTGAATCAAGTATGGATGGCGGTACGACATGGGGTAATGCAAATCCGTACATTGATTTTAATGCTGGAAATTCTGTGTCACATACCCCAAATAATATTTTCGTACAGGTATTGAGAGCACAAATTGGTGGGGCTGGTGCGGGTTGGGAAGGGATTAACAATACAGGTGTTCGCAATCAGTTAAGTGGTGGAAATGAATCACGGCCTCGTAATATTGCATTTAACTACATCGTGAGGGCTGCGTAATGGCTAAAGCGACACTGAATAAAAACGGGATTGCGACCAAAGCCGGTGATATTACTGTTTATAACTTTGATGATAAAACCCGTGAATATCTGTCTGCCTCGGTTGAGTTTCTTGCCGTTGGTGTCGGCATTCCTGCCTGTTCATGCACAGATGCGCCCATCGATGCTAAAGACGGTTTTGCCGTTTGTCGCACGGCCAGCCTGGACGGTTGGGAAAATGTTGCTGACCACCGGGGTGAGACGGTTTATGACAAACAAACCGGCCAGCCCGTCGACGTTACCATGCTTGGTGACTATTCAGCGAGCGTTACCACAATTAAGCCGCTGACACCTTATGACCGCTGGAACGGTAGCGAATGGGTTACAGATGCGGATGCACAAAAAGGCGGTCAGGTTGCGGTGGCAGAACAGATAAAATCCGCATTACTGACTGAGGCGCAAAGCACTATCAGCCTGTGGCAAACTGCATTGCAGCTCGGCATTATCAGCGATGATGACAAGGCCAGCCTGATTGTATGGATGAACTACATCAAAGATGTACAGGCGGTAGAAACTGCGAGCGCGCCGGATATTGAGTGGCCGGTTAAACCAGCATAAGGCAAGGCGGGCATAAGTCCGCTTTTTATTCTTCTCATCTGTTGTGCCAGCGTTCGCAGAATCCTGACAAATAGCCCCCTGTAAACGTACCCCCGACAATATCACTCACCCCAACTAACGGAGTTAAACGGATGAGTGATTTTCATCACGGTGTCGAGGTCGTCGAAATTAACGACGGCACCCGCACAATCTCGACGGTATCAACAGCGGTCGTTGGCATGGTCTGCACGGCCAGCGATGCTGACGCCGGGGCATTTCCACTCAATGAGCCGGTACTGATTACCAACCCACAGAGCGCCATCGCAAAAGCCGGTACTAAAGGTACTCTGGCAAAGTCCCTACAGCTCATCGCTAACCAGTCAAAACCGGTTGTCGTTGTTGTGCGTGTCGCTGAGGGAACCGGCGACGGCGAAGAGGCTCAGGCGCAAACCATTTCTAACATCATCGGCACCACGGATGAGAACGGCAAATACACCGGGTTAAAAGCGCTGTTAACGGCGAAAGCGGTCACCGGCGTGAAGCCCCGTATTCTCGGTGTGCCGGGTCTCGATACTCAGGAGGTGGCGACCGCGCTTGTCTCCGTGGCTCAGAAACTGCGCGCTTTCGCCTATGTCAGCGCGTGGGGTTGTAAAACCATTTCTGACGTCATTGCCTACCGTGAAAATTTCAGCGCGCGCGAACTCATGATTATCTGGCCTGAATTCCTCGGATGGGATGCCACGGCCAGCGCCACAACGACCAGCTACGCGACCGCCATCGCGCTGGGTCTGCGCGCCAAAATTGACAATGACACCGGCTGGCACAAAACCCTGTCAAACGTCGGCGTCAATGAGGTCACCGGTATCAGCGCGTCCGTCTTCTGGGATTTGCAGGAAAAAGGCACCGATGCCGACCTGCTGAATGAGGCCGGTGTTACCACGCTGATTCGTGCTGATGGCTTCCGCTTCTGGGGTAACCGTAATTGCTCCGATGACCCGCTGTTTCAGTTTGAGAACTACACCCGCACGGCACAGGTCATCGCCGACACAATGGCCGAGGGGCATATGTGGGCGAACGATAAGCCCATTACCGCGACACTGATTCGCGACATTATCGACGGCATCAACGCGAAATTCCGCGAGCTGAAAAGCGGCGGTTACATCATCGATGCGACGTGCTGGTTTGACGAAGAGGCCAACAGCAAAGAAACCCTGAAGGCCGGGAAACTGTTTATCGATTATGACTATACGCCGGTGCCACCACTCGAGCACCTGACCTTACGCCAGCGCATCACCGATAAATATCTGGCGAATCTTATCTCGTCCGTCAACAGCAAATAAGGAGCCTGACAAATGGCATTACCGCGCAAGCTCAAACTCATGAACCTGTTTATCGACGGGGTGAGTTACCTCGGCGTCGTGCAGTCCGTCACGTTGCCGAAATTGACCCGTAAGCTAGAGAAGTATCGCGGCGGCGGGATGAATGGCTCAGCCTCGGTTGACCTTGGCCTCGATGACGATGCGCTGTCGGCTGAAATCTCGCTCGGCGGTTTTCCTGATGACGCTGTCTGGTCGTTATACGCCGCCACCGGTACGGCCTCCGTGCCGCTACGTTTTGCCGGGTCTTATCAGCGTGATGACACCGGCGAGACCGTGCCGGTAGAGGTCGTTCTCCGTGGCCGTCAGAAGGAAATCGATCTCGGCGAAGCCAAACAGGGCGAAGACACGGAGGCGAAAATCTTGCTCGATTGCTCCTACTACAAACTTCCCCTCAACACTACACA